CCTATCTTGTATCGACAGTAATTTGTGTCGAGAATCTTAGAAAAGGTCGGGCTACTAACATGGTGCATTTCATCTAGTATGATAGTGCCAAACTCTTTGCGAATCTTATCAATATTTCGGTATAAAGTCTGTGTATTGCCAATCACGATAGGAGCATCAAGTTCAAACTTTCCACTACCTATGATCCCTGCCTTAATTCCATAGACTTTCTCTACCTCTTTTGCCCACTGATTACGCAATGGGACAGTGTGGGTAACAATAAGCGTTTTTTGACCCAACTTACCGGCTATTGCAAGACCTGTAAAAGTCTTGCCCCAACTGACCCATGCGTTAATTATAGCGTTGTCTTCGATTTCATCATATACGTCTTTCTGACTAGCTCGTAAGTCGAACTTAAACTCAGGAAATTCTACTGGCTTTTCTAAGCGTTTATCAACAATTTCATAGTGCTCTGGTATCAAATCCATGCGCCCTATGGGCATAGAAATCAACCCGTTGCGGATAAGTCCCATATTCTTAATCATCTGGGGAGGATCAAGTGGATTGTGGGTCGGAATCGCATACGTAAGCTCGTCGTCGATCTGCTTCTGCAGTTCAGGAGTGCATTCCATGTAAATTCTGTTACTAACTACTGCTTTCATAGGCCAAGTTCATTCTTTGCTATAATATATGATTTAACGAAGTCGGATCGTACTATGTCTTCTACCTGGAAGTCAATAAAGTCGAAAAGCTCCATGCGTTTGAGGATTTGCATAAAATCCTTCATGCCATTCTGTTTTAGATCCGCCTGACGGAAATCTCCGCAGAAGATAACTCTGCAATTCTCGCCCATACGAGTAATAATTGAGTCTAGCTCATGGAATGACATATTTTGACACTCATCAATAATAATAACCGCATCTCTGAGTGTAATTCCTCGAATAAACGAGGTTGTCATAAATTCTACTAGATTCTTCTGCTTCATAATTCCATAGGCATCACCACGTTGAAATAGCTCGTTTGCAATGTCCTTGTAAGGCTCTTCATAAACTGAAGCCTTTTCTTTCTCCGTCCCTGGAAGGAACCCCATATCTCTGGTAGGTACAGCACTACGGATAATAACTAGCTTGTCATACACACCCTTGGACATATCATCATAAGCCAGATAGCTTGAGATAAATGTCTTGCCTGTACCCGCTAGACCATGTAGAATCAAATTCTTTTTAGACTCAAACGCCTTTACTTGGTTACGTGTTAAAGGCTCGATCTCATGTAGTGTCAAACTAGCTCCTGCTAGTGTTTTGCTCTGTCTTTTAGCCATATTATACTTTTCTTCTCGTATCTTTGAGTTTCGTGTCCGAATACTCGTAAAGCATCCACGGAAGTCCATGTAGATGCAAAACGCCTGCCCACTCCATACCTGTAGCGGGAGGCCGTGGTACGGTAAAAGGTGTTCTCACACCCTTCACACGTATTATAGAGGCGGTTCCTTTAGGTACTACCTCTTCAATTTTTAGATATCTCAATGCACACATTAAAGTTTTCTGATAAGCAAAAGGTACACCCTTTGAATCAATAAAATAGGGGTTACTCTGTTTAAGTATGCCGTTAGGAGATCCGATAGCCTTATTCAAGCGATACTTATCCTTAAAGTGTGTTTGCATTCTGCGCACACCAAGAGTTTCTCCGTCCTGGTTTGTATCGTCTACTAACTGATCGTCAATGAACAATAATCCGTCTGCACGAGTCCAGTCACCTGATCCTATCTTATAAACAGGAAACTCTATTTTATTAAGATCTTTATATGTCAGAACCATACATCTTCTCGAATTTCCCGCCAGAGTAGTCTTCGTGAATAATCTCGAAGTCACAACCAACTGGTACGCCTGGGATAGAGATTCCTCGATCCATTTGAATGAACTTGGCTAACTGCACCATGTACTCGTCTACTTCTTCATCTGGCACTTCTGCTAGGATCGAATCGTGTACTAAGGCGAAGATTCTTGCTTTCTTCTTGTTAGCTTTGATCCACTCACCCATATCAATAGCACCTAAGAGGTTAATATCAGAAGCAGCAGACTGCACCAGAAAGTTAAGACCAGACCTAATGCTATGACTTTGGATACCCGAATCTGTAGAGGCGACATTTGGTAATCTCCTTTTGCGACCGAAGTAACTATAAATGAAGCCATTCTGTTTGATGAACTTCTGGTTGTCTTCGATCCAGCTTTTTAGTTTGTGGAACTCAGCAAAGTACTCGTTAATAACTTCAGTAGCTTCCTGAGGGCTAAAGTATTTCCCTGAATCTTTTGTAACTTGCTCACTAATCTTCTTCGGTCCAGCACCATACATAATACCAAAAGTTACAGCCTTCGCTGCCTGTCTTTGTGTGCTGTATAATTCTGCCACTTGATCCGCTTCACAAGGCAACTTAAATACCTTCTTAGCGATCTGTGAGTGGAAGTTGCCTCCCGCCTTAAATACCTCAATCAAAGCTGTATCTTTAGCGAGTACTGCGGCTACATATACCTCTGCTGTTGTCAAATCCATTGCGACAATCTTGTGTCCTGGTGCTGCTTTAATACAGCCTTTTACAATGGGATTATCTCTAGGCAACTGTTGCATATTGAGTTTACCACTAGAGCTAAGGCGACCAGAAGTTGTACTGTGGAGATTGAACCCAGTACGCAGTCTGCTATCCCTATCCAACTGCGGTATGATTTTGTCCAAATAAGTATTCTTAATCTTAGACTTTTGGCGGATGGACAGTATGAGCCCAGGCACTTCGGACTGCTCTGCAAGCTCACCAAGGACTTCCGCGTCTGTTGAATTTGCTCCTGTACCAGTCTTCTTTCCAGTAGGTGTGAGGCCAAGGAAATCAAAAAGTAGAGCACGAAGCTGAACAGTACTGTTAGGATTAAAATCTTTTCCATTGATTTCCTCAAATTTGGAGATAGCAGGGTTCTTATATAGGTCTGCTACGGCTTGGTCGATCTCAGTCTGCATTAGAGCTTGAGATTTAGTCAGTCGGCTTATATCGAATGGCACACCATTGTCTTGAATATCTGTCAAGAAACGGCAGCCAGGAATAAGAATATTGTCATAGACTTTACACAAGCGTTTATTCTGCTTAATCTTTACAAACTTCTCGTAGAGTAAAAAGGTCACAGCAGCATCCATACCTGCGTAGAGCTTCATAATCTCAAAGGGAATATCACCCCAGTTGAACTCATTTTTGAGGATACCACGTTCTTTACGATACTGGTCAATCCAGTCGTACATTGGCTTCTCATAGTCTCCATAAATTGTATACTTCATTGCTAGCTGCTTCAATCCGTGTGTACCTGGATTTTCATCAATCAGGTAGTGCAGTAGCATTGTGTCTTCAAACTGAGGAAATCGAAAGTTAAAGTGGTACTCGAAGAACGCCATATCGAACTTAGCGTTATGAAATACTACTGTTTTCTTATCGAACAGTTCCTGTAGCAGTCGCTCAGACTCTTCGTCAAAGCACTCTGTATCTACGTAAGCCCCTCGATCTTGTTCATAAGAAAGAGACAAGCCGAGCATATACCCGTCACGAGGATATAACCCCGTAGTTTCCGAGTCAAGTGCGATGTAAGGCAAAGGAGCGTCAATAGCCGCCTGAAAGAAAGCATTAGCCTCTGCTGTATCCTGAATACCCCAAGCATTATGCGTTGTAATAACGGTATCCTGCTTGTTATCAGTGATATAGTCTAGAATACTCTGCTTCGAGTCGTCCCAGGTGCGTTGTGCCTCTGGTTTGAATGCGAGCATGGCTGGGTTAATAATAGGGAGGAACTTCTCTTCTACCTTCTTTCCTGAATACTCTGTAATAGAGTTAATTGGTGTGAAGTATTTAAGTGCGTCGCTACCTACTAGAATAACCCAGTCATAGTCGTCAGTATTGATTTGAATGTCACAGTCTCTCTTCAATACTTTCTTGAGAAAAGGATCTGAACATAGTTGGTATTGGTCGAACTCGAACTCATCATCGAACTCGCGTTTGAAATTAGTCTTACTCTTTTTGGTTTCTACTAATGCAACCTTAGGCATTTTTCTATTTCCTCATAGCTTAAAATACTGTATAAATGTTTATCATGTAACCCAATGTTACGCTGATTGATATGGAACTGTCCTTCTCCGGTGTTTCCTCTGTGCTGCTTGTTACAGTATCCGATACTGTCATCTATCTCTTTAGTGTGCATTTTATATATTACTAGGCAATCTGAAAAGAATATGCCGTAGTATAATACATCAAAGAGATCCTTTTTAATTTGTTGAAAGTTACAATCCCAGTGCCTGCTCTCACAATCCTCGTAAGAGATGTCCCGTCGTACTTGTTCATAGATTGCCTCTATGACTGTGTTCTCTGAGACAGGTACTTGACTCTTTTGCCAAGCTCTCGAAAACTTACACTCAATCCGAGTTCCGTCACTTTCTAAATCGTACTTTGCATCATTTGATTCTCTAGCATTTATTAGCTTTTTTACTAATAGCTCTGCTACTGTGCCGAATCTTCGAGTATGTAACCTAAAGATCCCTTCTCGTAACTCACTCATACAGCTTCCTCTTTAGGGTTTTTACTGCTTGTTCGTTAAGTGCTCCTGGGTCTGTACCTTTTAAGCATATGTTTCTATGTGTAAGTTCTGCATTTTCGCACATAGTTTGTACATACTTGGAGGCTTCCTGCCCTGCATCGTCTCCGTCAAAGAATATATCAATAGAGTCTACGCCCTGAATAGAGAGCATTCTCAGTTTATCTTCATTGATGTTCTTTGTGCCAAACGTACATACTGCATTGGTCAGCCCTTTATCGTGCAAATTTATCATATCGAATATGCCTTCTACTAGAATAACTGCACCCTGTATAGGCTTTACTACAGGGAATAGAGGCATCTTCGCACCCGCAGGCGAGATCATATACTTAGGTGTACCGCCTGTTGTATGACGACCATTGAACGCTGTAATACGACCAGATATGTCTCGTACTGGAAATACAATACGTCCAATGTAGTCAGGGTCTGCGTGCTGAAACGCTTCAAATCTTTTATAGGTTTCTGGCTTAATATTGCGCCAGTTGCCTGAGTATGGCATAACATTCTTGGGAAAAGACAAACCAACACTTTCTGACCTCTTATCTATAATTTTGCGTTTTAATAGTTCTCGTCGTAGTTGTAGTTGGTTTGCCTTTTCCCCAAAATGCGTGAAAAGGTTGCCTTTGTACTCGCATGAAAAGCACTGGTATATACCAGTCAGCTGATCAATACGCATACTAGGGTTTCTATCTGCGTGTTCAGGGTTGAGGCAACTTACTAGGAAGTCACCGCCCTTTGGTATAAAATATATATCTTTACGTTTTAGTAATTCTTCTACTGTCATACTAGGTTAGTCCAGTCAGTGCTCTCATTCATCAACTCCAGATTGTCTGGAAAGGTGTCTTGTAACTTTTGCAGTATTCCGGCAGTGTTCATGCGTACTGTATACTGGTTTTTGTGACAGCTATACGTGCTGCCGCTTTCACCATGAAAAATATAATAGTCACCATGTTTTTCTACTTTAGTAATACCACTATTAAGTTTCCAAGAGTCGCCCTGTGTATAACCACCTGACCAGCCTGCAAGAACCTTATAAAATACAGGCTCGTCTGCAAAGGTTATTTTTAGCACTACCCAGTTATCGGGGCTGTATTCGCTCATCGTCCGATGTCCTTGATGTTGTCTTTACTGATTACTTGGTACGCACCTTTGTTATATGCAGGTGCAATAGTATATTTGGAGTCTAGTTCATGGCGAACACCTGCGGAGGTATCATGAGAGCCGTCATCAGATGACTTGTACTCTGTAGTATCTCTACGATAGGTATTGGGGGCTTCGAGCGCCTCGAACTTTGGCATATATGCCTTACGTTTCTTAGGTAAAGGTTTGCGTCGTCTACCTGAGGTAGTGTGTCGTAAACTGCCGAATGTGTGTGCCATTTGCTTTCTCCCCATTTATGAAACATAATTATACGCAAAATGAGAATGAAAGTCAAGAACTATTTTAAAGATCGTGGACGTCTTCGCCTGTTTTATGCGTAGAATCGTCTTTCTCTTGAGGTGTTAAAGCAGTCTCGGGTCCGATTTTCAAGGACTCCCAGTCTACTGTAGATGTGAAGGACTTCATAGAAGCGGAACGCATCTTGACACAATTCAGGGTGAGACACCCATCTTCGTGATCGTAGGTTTCAAGTGTATATGCAGCATCTGCCGCATCAAGAATACCTTTTGCAAAACGCGCTTCACCACTAGCGTCTGTTTGATACGGTGAGAATACGGTACAATCGTATTCCTGTGCCATCGACTTCAATGCTTTACTCACTTCGATCTGCTCTGTCCAGTCGTACTGTCCACCGGTTCGTGAAGGAAGGTTCGACCGCTTTACTTGGTTCATATAATCAACAATAATGACTCCGACATTCATCGCCTTAACCTTTTTATCAAGCTCTGCTCGAATCTTAGCTAAGGTGAGAGATGGATCATAAACTACGTTCAACTGTTGAGTCGGGAGGATCTCGCAAGTTGTCTTTAGCTCCTGATGGAACTTCTCAAAATCTCTATGTTGTTTATACTCTTTCAAGCGGTCTTGCCCATTTACAAAACGATCTGCCCACCAGCCAGCAACCTTCTCCCACTCAGTTACACTAAGATTCTTAGTGCGGAGGCGTGAAAAAGGAACTTCGGTAGCGATAGCACAACAGCGTTGCAGAATAGACCGGCTATCCATCTCAATAGTGAAATAAATAACCGACTTTCCAGATTCGTACACATTGTTTGCAATGTTAGCACAGATTACCGACTTGCCCGCACCTCGTTTACCACCTACCATTACCAAATCTCTAGGCGAGAATTGAATGTCTAGGTCGTACTCTTCGTTGAGGCCAAGTGGTATGTACTTTTCTAAATCTTCCTCAGGCTCGAACAGTTCAATACGTTGCATACTTTCCTGTGGCTCCTCCAAATCAACTTTGTCTTCGATGTCGAGGACAATTTGATGAAGGTGATCAACCGATTCCTGTGCATCTTCAAAAGCTACACTGTTTTCGACATAATCTTCGAGTGAGGTTAGGATCTCTTTCTGAGTATATTCATTCTTCAGATACTGAAGGAGCATATACGGTTCAACATCCACCTTAACGGCTTCAACTGCGTACAACTTCTCACGAGTATTAGAATCACGAATCTCAAGTTTAAGATCCTCAATCGAGGGCATACTATGAAACTTCTCACAGTGCTTATCAATGATATTATGCAAGCTGTGATATTCACTAGGCAAATAACGCTTATACGTCTGAGTCCACGTCTCAAAGTCGCGTAACTCAAGCGTTTGCTTTATTAAGGCACTAGCAATGTTCAATGAAGTTCTCCCGATTCATTATATTAAAGATAAGCAGACCCCGTAGAGCCTGCTCATTTTGTAACTAAGTTGGATTAAGCTGATGCTTTTTCTTTCTTAGCTGCGCCATCATAGTCAGCAGCAACGAGGCCACGACGAGTCAGCATAGTCTTAACACCGCGAGCAGTTTTGCCAATCGCTTCAGCGATAGACTCAACAGTCTGAGTGCTCAGATCACCCAAGGAAGCCAAAGGATCTTCTTTAGAAGCGCCTTTAGTTACTTCTTGCTTAGGGATAGCGCCAATGTCACCAGAGCGCAGGAGGCTTAGAGCCTTACCACGTACTGAGTTGATTGAACGACCCATAGCTTCAGCAATAGCTTCTACGAAAGCACCGTTGTTTACCATCTCAACGAATACAGTTTCTTCAGACTCAGAGTACGTGCGTACTGCTTCAACTTTAGGAGCTGGCTTAACGTGAGAGGTAAGTTCCATAGAAAGGATCTTGCCCTGGATTGACTTAGGAGAGAAAGCACCGTCTTCAAAGTGACCGGCAATCTCAGCATAAGTGTAAGAACCGCTGTTGTCAGTGACAAAAGCAGAAAGGGTAGCTTCTTGAGCGTCGGTAAAAGACTTACCGCCAGCAGCAGATGCTAGTTCTACGTCGAAGCCCATCTTACGCAGCTTGCTGCTGATAGAACGAGTAGAGGTTTCAAGTGTTTCAGCAGCTTCAGCTACAGTGACTTGAGAAACGGGGCTTTCGCCACCGACAAATTCAGTTAGTTGAGCAGTACGCTCGTCAGTCCACTTAGGTAAAGTTGACATATATTTATTCTCCAATAATTTCGGTTAGGTTGGTTACAATAGTTACGCCAGCATTCCTGGCTTTGGTTGTTTTGGCGGATTCTACGCCACTTTCATTTACCAGAATCGTGACATCCTTAGTCAAGCTGGTTTTTACCTCATAACCAAGCTCTTGTAAGAGTTTATGCGCTTCGGCTTTCGTTTTATAACTGGTAAGTTTACCACTAATACAAACAACGCCTAGCGTGGTTGAGGGTGTTACACTAGCTTCAAACTCAAAGCTAAAAGGCAGGAGACTTACCTCAATAAAGGAATTCTCCAACCAATCGCATAAGCTAGTAGCCGTCTTCTCTCCTAGACCGGCCTTACGGCATAATTCATAGTCTATTTCTTCAATGTCAGTGCAGACTTTGGAAAGTTTTTCCGTTGCAGTCTTGCCTACGAGAGGTATACTGAATGCAGGTAACAATACATTCAGAGGGGCTGTACGAGAACGCTCAAGCTCCTCTACTAACTTTACAGCAAGCCGATCAGATCCAAGGGCGTGGGCAATGTCATCTAGCGTAAGTGCGTATAGTTCCTCTAAGTGAAGAACGTCCAATTTAACGATAGTTGCTGGGCCGAGTCCCTTTATCTTCAATGTCTTAGCAAAGTGTTCGATGAGCTTGAGAGCTTTCTCCCCACAGTGGGGGTTTCTACAATACAGAAGGAAGTTGACGTCCTCTAAGACTGAGCTACAAGACGGGCAAGTAGTTGGGGCTTCGATTTTGGTCATGGTCTTCCCTCTGAAATTGAATATGTATTATACGCGGTTTTAAGATTACTGTCAAGAATTATTTTTTTCAAGGTACCAATCAATCTATGCGCCTCACGACGCGAGGTATGATTTCACCTGATCGAATAATCTCTACTTGACAACCTATTTCAAGGTTCAAGTCGCGAATATACTGGATGTTGTGCAATGTGGCTCTAGACACTGTGGCTTCGCCTACTACAATAGGATCTAAGATCGCTACTGGACTGACTACACCGCTTTTGCCTAGCTGCCACACTACATCAACTAAGGTTGTTTGCACACCCGCCTGCTGCTCTTTCAGAGCAAAGGCACCTCGTGGGTGTTTAGCTGTATGTCCTAACGCCTCAAACTCTTTGGTATCCTTGAGTCTAAACACTAAACCATCTGTGGGATAGTCTACTGCATTAAACTCAGATACAACATTGAGTCCCATCTGGCGAAGAATACTCATCTCATTAGTCCACGTAGGAACGCAATGAGGGTAAGCATCGTACGCAACAAATACTAAAGGACGAGTCCGAAACTCTTCCAGACCTGCAGGGTCATTCTTGAGTCCAAGAGATCCTGAAGCAAAGTTGCGAGAATTAGGAATACTACTCGGAGCAACTACTTCACCAGTAATCTGCACAACGCCAGAGTATAAGTCGGAAAACCGCCCTACACGTCTCAATTGATTAGGTACTAGCTCTTTCATTTTAGCAGTAATGTCTCTGCCCTGTATACCGTCTCCACGAGTTAAAGCTAACTCAAGGTTTCCGTCTACATATAACAGAGATACTGCTGCTCCGTCAAGTTTAGGGGTCATAACACAATCATCTACAGATAGAGGAGCTTCGTCAATGTCAAAACACTTCTGAAGTGAGTACATCTGGTAAGTATGCGAAACCGCATCAGTAACAGTATATCCTACACTATTGTAGTTGTGTTTAGCAGCTAGAAGGTCAAACTCTTCGTCCGAAAGGAGTGGAGTGCCTTCATAGTATAACTTACTCGCTCTATCTAAAAATTCTCGCATATTATTTCCCTAAATTTGAAAAGATATTATACGGAACTTTAAGCTACTTGTCAAGAGTTATTTATACAAATCCTGTATAAGATCTGAAAAATGTTCTTCTATCAAGCTCTTTGATTCCGCTAAGGATAGTATCTCTACCAGTCCTTGAAACATTTCTCTAGAATTACTGAGGTCAAGCGGCATAGCCACACCTTCCGGTGTAGGTTTCCACTCTTCATCAAAGTCTAGATAATATTTACGAAGATGCAAATACTCAATACCTCGAAAAGTATTGATAGTTAGGCGTACCTGCACCTCTTTTACTGTATCATAATGTATTACACGGGAATAGGCTTCTGGAGCCTCGTGTAACTCCATTACCGTCTGCCTTCATTCTTAAGAATAGAAGAGAGAGGAACGACACTTGATACAGCGGAGGGTCGAAGTAATCTATACGAGTCTGTATCCCAACAGAAGAAAAGAAGAGTATCTTCAGTTTCTTTTGCACGATTCTTCTTGCCTTGTATATAAGGTGTTGAAAAGTCTAGGGTACATACATTGTATTTTAACTTCCTGGAGTGTTCGCTACGATAGGTAATAATAGCGTCTCCATAGTCTTGCACTAAGCGTGCCAGCTCTTGCTTTTTCACTATAGTTTCCTTTTGTAGTAGTTAGCAATTTTTACTGCAACTTACATACTTAAAGGTGGTTTATAGGAGGTGCAAAAAAGCCCCGCTAGGCGAACCTAGCGAGGTTATATTACTTAGTCTTCTGATGAAAGAAGTGAAGTAATGTACTGTGCTGCTTTACCAGTCAACTTAGAGATGATCTCTTCGTCAACAGACTTACCAGCATCAGTAATTGCTGCAATGAGGGCTTCCTGTGCGGCTGCTTTAGAGACACGAGTGCCTCCAGTTGACCCGCCCGTAGAAGCTGCTTTAGCTGCGGGGGTTTTCTTAACATAGACGCCAGCCTTTGTAAGAATCATTCGTACGCCATTTGGAGACTGGTCTAAGTCTTCGGCGATGTCTTTGACAATCTCCATGCTGTTCTCTGGAGTTGGTTCTGCAGCTTCATATGCTTCTACTGCTTGTGCTTTTAGCTCATCTGTCCAAGCCATGTTACGTTTCCTTTTGTTAGGGTTTTTATTTCCTGGGCAATTACCCAGAGTTTTAAGTTGTTGTTCGTAGAATCGTTGTCCCATATATTCCTCGATTTCAGAAAAGATATTATACGGGAAAAATAACCATGTTGTCAAGAACTATTTTTTACAACCTGTTTAAATCTACACCGTACTTTTTCAAATGTTCTAGCTTACCAAGATCGTACGCTGTTGAATAGGCGGCAAAGCCACCCTGGGTTACGCTAGTAAAGAAAGTATCTTCACTATCAACCTTCTGTACTACATAGATTTGGTACACTGGGCCGACATACTTATCTTCATAGTCAACAGTTGCAAGACCAGGTCTGCTTTCTTGATACTCCTGAGTCATGCGCTTACCGATCTTTACTGCACTATGATAGACAGCAGACCATGCGATCTCACCTTCAGCGAAATCTTCAGACACACACTCGTCTGGAAAGTAGTCTACCGCTTTTCTTTCTTCGGCTCCAGAGGGGCGCTGTGGGACTCCAACTCGGTCAAGAACAGCGCGTATAAACCCGGTGGAACGAAATAAACGCTTTGAAATATCCGAGATAGGGTCGCCTTGAAGGTAGTCAGTAACTGCCTCGGAAATCTCTGCGTCTGTTGCAGGGCGGCCACGATTTTGTGACTTACGCTTTTTAACATATGCTTTTTGCTCCAAATGTCCCTCGATGATTGCATTCAATCGAGTGGTATTGTATGAGATATTCAGAATCTCACACGCTTCTTTTTTAGTTATTGCTTTTACTGTATCCGTCTGGGAAGTACTTGGGTTTAGTAGTGCTATCACCTTGTCGATGTTTACCGCTGTCAGGTTCTCGTAGCTCTTCTTCTTTACTCTTGCCATACTCTAACTCCAATAATAATTCGGCATAATGTATAATCTTTTTAATGTCCTCAGCACCGTTCTTCTTAGCGTGCCGAGTTGCATACTTAATAATGTTACCTTCAATATACCCTAAGCCATTGGCATGGATATACTCTAAAGGTTGTATAGGCAGGTCATAGTGTGACCCACCCTCTTGCTTGTCTAAAGCTGATTCTTCTTTCCACACAGGTAAGCCTCCACTAGGTGCTATGTTGATCATCTTCTTCATGAACAAAATCCTTGATCATCGGGAACATCGGATTGATAGCATAAGCACAGGCTCTAGCAATATCCATGTGTTCCTTCTGCGTACCTGGAGTAGTTCGCACATCAATGTAATGTATCCAGGAGCGTACAGTACCGTGCATATATAAACGAGTCTTTGTCAGACCCTCTGGAAGAACAGTACGAGCCTGCTCCTTAGCAATTCCATTGTCTATAGCCCACTCGTACGCACCCGCAGCTGCGTCAAGGACTTTCTTTTGCTGCTGTATCCAGTGTTGGTGGAGCAGCTCGTCATCAGTTTGTACACTATTCTGACGGTTCTTGTGATCTTGTAAACGACACTCACGAAGCTCAAAGGGATAACCCATCTCCTTCGGATCTGCATAGCGTTGGCTAAACTCTTGAAAAGCAAAGCTACGGTGACGCACGATCTGGTGAGCAATATCACGGGTAGTATTGATCTCTAGCGTAATACCTGACATCTCAAAGGGAGACCAGTGTTTATGCTTGATGAGATACTTTACTAACTTGTGTGAAGTCAGTTCATTATTCTGGTTCTTAGGGTTTGATACTCTTGCCATGTATGCAATGTCTGCAATCAAGTCTGGCGAAGATGTTGATACAAGTTCTACTTGTGGTTGGTTCGGTCTCATTGTCCTGATATCCTGTTGTCATAGTCTGCTAGTTCTTCGTCCCACCACTCTGGTTTGTCTCTATGCTTCCAAGCTGCGAAAGTAGCTTTGTCAAGCATATAGAAGTTGCGGTAGGCTTGTATTGGGTCATCATCGTCTTTCAACTCCTCAGTCATTGCGAGTGCAAACTGAGTAAAGCCGTGGTCTTCCATATTCTTTGGTTCTGGTAAATTGCGTAGCATCTCAAGGCTCTTGTGGTTACTACCATAACGATAGTGTGCTTCACTACCGAGAGCGAACGCATAGCAGTTTGTCCAGTAATAATTTTCTAATGAAGAACGAACCCAGACACAGCTAGGGTGGTTCTGCATTGTGGGGAGGTAAGGAAAGATGCGCTCTTCCATTGGTAACTCTTTCTGTTGCTTACGAGTCTCTTGAAGAACTTTGTTCTCTTCCTTAGTGATAAGTCGAGGTACAAATCCGAATAGATGATCTATCCAGAGGTTTGTGTTGATAAGCTGGGCTGCTTCGAGGATCATCTTGTTGACGTGTTTGTCTACATGATACTCTGCACACTTGTCGAGGTCTTCGTCAAGGTAAAATAAATTCAATGGTACTCTCCCTAAATTTGAAATGATATTATACTCGAATTTAGGAAGAGTGTCAAGAACTATTTTTTCTTGTTCATGAATCCTACTACTGATCTAACCCCGAATGAGGCACTTACGATTACACTGAGTGTGTACTGATACCAGGACGGCATCTGATCGAGGGCTGTAAACCCCGCAGAGACGTAACCTACTGTCGAAGGAAAGAAACATAGTATCATAGGAATACTAAAGAGTATGGTCAACCACTCGTCTTTCCAAGAGCCTCCTG